CTTTCCTGATTTGTGCAAATTGCTAATTGAATTACAACCATAGGTTTTGTATAGTTGTATCAAAACAACCGATTCACACCAAAAAGGGAGCGGATATCATGCAAAAACTCACCGACCAAGAAATAGTGGAATTGCTACACAAGCTACCAAATAAAGCAGAATACCTCAAGTATTTGCAAGACCTCGAAGCATCGCAATCGCCGCAGAATATTTCTCCGGCGGGAGATGATGAATAATATCCAAGATTTCCGCGTCCGCTTTATCCAGCCCACCGGCCACAGTGCCGGCGGGCTTTTCTTTTTCGTCCGTCTCTCCTAACAGGTAGGCAGGAGTGGTGGACAGGGCCTCCGCCCAGACCGCAACGGTCTCGGCAGGCGGCTGGGTGCCATCCCGGACAAGATCACGAACATAGTAGGACTTTCTCCCCACCAATTCGGCCAGATGCGCCTGCGAGACCCCCCGCGCTTTTGCCCTTTCAAGCAATCGGTCAATTCGTAGCACTTTAAGACCTCCTATTTGTGCAAAACGTAGAATCCCCATAAAATTGAGGAAAATCGTTGCTTTCCTCAATTTTCTGGGGTAGAATAGAAGGCGTTCCAAGGCCAAACAAGACGAAATAAGGCACAAGGAACAAGAACAGGGCACAACGCAGCGTTACAAAGCGTTTTAAGACCTATTCAGACCTAGACAACCTGAATATAACATACTTTCAACCGCTTTGCAAGTCCGCGTTGCCCTTAATAAGGAAGGAGGGCGCAAATGGAACTGATTGAAAGCCGGGTCTACACCCGTGAGCAAGCGGCGGACGTTTTGCAGGTAAGCATTGCAAGCATCGACCGCTACATCCGAGAGGGCCGGCTGCCCGCCGCCAACCTTGGCGACGGACGAACCATCCGAATCACAGGCAAAGACATTGCAGCTTTCATCGAAAGCTGCAAGCAGTAAAAGGAGGACACCGAAATGCGAGAGCCCGAGGGTTACAGAGATGCGCTGGAGCGCGTCCGCCGGGAGGCAAAAGGCGAGCTAGTAACCATCACCGAAGCAGCAGCCATTACCGGGCTGCCCGTCAAGCGGGTCAGCTACGTCATCAGCGGCTGGATCGGTGAACACAGGGGCCGCGTCATTCCGGCAACAACGCTGGCCCGACAGTTGGTCAGCACAGAGCGGAGGTACTAACGATGGCACACATTCTCAAGCTGGCGGGCACCGCAACCCTGGTTTACGGGATTGCATCGCTCGGATCCCTGAACATTCCCGGCGTGATTGCCGCCGCGTTGGCCCTGAACGTCATCTGCGGTGCGCTGCTCAAAACAACGGAGGTCAAAAATGGAAAAGTTCATTCTGAAAAATAAGAACGGTCGTCCGGTATTCATCCAGCAGAAAGGCAACCTGACGAAGCCGACAGTCCGGCTCACCCCCACGACATTCCAGTGGATCAAGATGCTTTCGAGCATGGCCGACACCGACATGGGCGACATTGTCGAACAGTGCGTCGCCTACGCCATCAGCAACATGGCCGCACTTGACGAGAACGAGGAGGTACAGTGATGGAAATTTGCATCAGCATCAGCGCAAGCACCCCGGCAGAGTACCAGGATGCCCTGAACGCCCTGAACGCAGGCATTCAGGCTCCGGCAGTTCCCGCCAAGCCCTCCCCTGCCCCGCAGGCAGCCCCCGTACAGGCACATGTGCCCACGGACGGAGAGATTCCCTTCACCAAACCGCAGGCCCCACAGCAGCCCGCTGCGGCCCCCAAGGAAGAAACCGCCGCTAAGCCGGTAACCCTGGAAGATTTGCAGACCACGGGCCGCAAGCTCGCACTGGCGGGCAAGCAGGATAAGCTCGGAGAGATTCTGGGCAAGTACAGCGTCCGCAAGCTTTCTGACATCCCCAGCGAACACTGGGCCGAGGCGCTGAACGAAATGGAGGCAAGCATCAATGGTTAAGACTGGAGATCGCGTCCGCGTAGCGGACAACAAAAACACCCGGATGCTGCACGAAGAGATGCCTGAGTTTTACCCGGAGCCGGGCAGCCTCGGCACGGTAGATAAGCTGGCCTCCACCAACAACGACATCTACTGGGTCAAGTGGGACAGCCTCCAAGATGATCACCCCTGGGCTTTCCCCGGGCGCTGGCTCGATGCGGTGGAAGAGGAGCTTCCCAACATCACCACAACCGTAAGGATCACCCGCAACAAGGAACGCACGCGAGTGGAAATCGATGGCGAATGCGGGGAGGTTTTGAAAGCACTCGCTTTTGCCACCGCAAGCGCTATCCACAACAGCGCGTCCACTGATGATGGCCGCAACTTCCTGATGGGGTACTTCAAAGCCGCGCTGATGGATGCGTTCGCAGACACGCAGGAGGCAGACGATGGCACCAAGTAAACACGCTTTGCTGGGACCCTCCAGCAGCGCCATGTGGCTGGGCTGCCCGCCCAGCGCAAGGCTTACCGAGCACATGCCCCACGAAACCAGCGTCTACGCGGAGGAGGGCACCAAGGCCCACTACCTATGCGAGCAGCTGGTCCGCCGCAGCGTTCCCGCCTGGATGGGGCTGCCGGCAGCACCCACGCAGGACCTGCTGGACAACCCGGAGTACCCCACCGAGATGAAAAACGCCGCGGAACTGTACGCGGACTTCATCCACACCCTCTGGGTTGGCTTCCCCCACACACCCACGGTATGTGTAGAACAGCACGTCAAGATGACCCGCTGGGTCCCGGAGTGCTTCGGCACCTGCGACTGCCTGCTGATCGGCGACGGCCTGCTCCATGTAGTGGATTTCAAGTACGGCGCAGGGGTTCCGGTCAGCCCGGTGAAAAACACCCAGATGATGCTGTACGCCCTGGGGGCATGGCAGCTCTTCCAGAGCACCGATGACATTCAGACCGTGCGCATGACCATCGTACAGCCCCGCATCCAGAGCGAGCCAGAGACCTGGGAGCTTCCAGCGGACCAGCTGCTCGACTGGGCAGAAAGCACGCTCAAGCCCACCGCCAAGCTGGCGTGGGAGGGCAAGGGCGAGCTGAACCCCGGCGAAAAGCAATGCCGGTGGTGCAGAGCAAAGCCCCAGTGCCGCGCCTGGAAAGACAAGTACGGTCCGCTGGCCGACTTCATGACCCAGACCCCCGAGGCCAGAGACCCGCGTCTGCTGACTGACGAGGAAGTCGGAATGTGGTTGATCGCGGCACAGGGTATTGCGGAGTATGTGAAATGTCTGGAGGAGTACGCTCAAAAGCAGCTGCAGCAGGGACACGCAGTCCCCGGCTGGAAGCTGGTCGAGGGACGCAGCACCCGCCGGTTCACCGACCAGGATGCCGCCTTTAAGGCCATTGAGGCCGATGGCATCAGCGAGGTGATGCTGTACGAGCGCAGCCCCATCAGCCTGACGGCAGCCGAGAAGCTGCTGGGCAAGAAACGTTTTGCCGAGGTCTGCGGTACCTGGGTGGAAAAGCCCAAGGGCAAGCCCACCCTGGCCCCCGAGAGTGATAAGCGGCCCGCGTATGACGCAGCCGAAGGATTCACCCCTGCCAACGAATGAAAAGAAAGAAAGGACAAAACACCATGAACTCAAACGAAATTATTCTCCCCTGCCGCCTGAGCTACGCCAACATTTGGGAAGCCCGCCAGAGCATGGAGGGCGACAAGATGCAGTACAGCTGCTGCCTGCTGATCCCCAAGACGGACACCGCCACCATCCAGCGCCTCCAGAAGCTGATGACCAAGATCGAGAGCGAGGCAATCACAACCAAGTGGGGTGGCAAGAAGCCCGCCAGCTACGCACACCCCCTGCTCCGCGATGGCGACACTGACCCGACCAAGGGCGGCGATTCCAACTACGCTGGCTGCTACTTCCTCAACGCCAAGGCCAACGCCGACCACCCGCCCAAGATCATCGATGCCCGCTGCAACCCGGTCATGGACCGCGATGAAGTGTACAGCGGCTGCTACGCCAACGTCAAGGTGAGCATTTATGCCTACAACAACCCCAAAGGCGGTAAGGGCCTCAGTGCAGGGCTGGTAGCTATTCAGAAAACCAAGGATGGTGCACGGCTGGGTGGCGACACTGGCACGGACGGTTTCGAGCCGCTTCCCCCGGAGGTTGAGGACATGCTGGGCTAATACCCGGCACGGAGGTATATCTTCATGATTCTTACGGTGGACTTGGAAACTTACAGTCCTCAGGACATCGGCAAGGTGGGCGCCTACCGCTACGCCCAGGATCCGGACTTTGAGATTCTGCTGGCGAGCGCAGCCGTGGACGAAGAGCCTGTATGGCTAGCCGACCTCACGCAGCTGGACCGCCTCGCAGACGCAACAGCCTGGTCAAGAATGCAGAAAATGCTCTTTGATCCCCGCTACACCAAGCGGGCCTGGAACGCAGCATTCGAGTGGTGGTGCCTTAGCGAGTATTTCCACCTGAGCCAGACGCAGCGTGAAGATTGGCTGGAGCAGTGGGAAGACAGCATGGTTCACGCCATGTACTGCGGCCTGCCCGCCAGCCTGAAAGACGCTGGCAAAGCCCTCCAGCTGCCCGACGACAAAGCCAAGATGCGGGAGGGCAAGGCCCTGATCCGTTACTTCTGCTGCCCCTGCAAGCCAACCAAGGCCAACGGTGGCCGCATCCGTAACCTGCCAAGTTACGACCCCGCCAAGTGGCAGATTTTCAGACAGTACAATATCCGCGACGTTGAGACTGAAAGACACATTGACCACCTGCTGGAGCCTTTCAAGGTGCCGGATTTCATCTGGCGGCAGTGGCGGGACGACGTGCGGATGAACAGCCGCGGGATTGCCACCGACCGTGAGCTGACCAGCGGCGCGCTTTGGTGTGGTGCCCAGTACAGTTCTGAGCTGTACCAGGAAGCCAAGCAGATCACCAACCTGGGCAACCCCAACAGCCCCGCACAACTCCTGGGCTGGCTGGAAGACAGCGGCACAAAGCTGCCAGACCTGCAAAAAGCCACGGTGGCCGAAGCCCTGAAAGCCCCCCAGCCCGCGAACGTGCGCCGGGTTTTGGAGCTTCGGCAAGCCCTGGGGAAATCATCCCTCAAGAAATACGACGCCATCCAGGCAGCCACAGGCCCCGATGGGCGCATCCGCGGAACGCTGCAGTTCTACGGCGCCACCCGGACAGGGCGCTGGGCAGGCAGGCTGCTCCAAGTACAGAACCTGCCACGAACCTACCTCAAGCATCAGGATGAAGTGCGCGAGCTTATCAAGGCCAAGAACTTGACCGCGCTGGAGATGATCTACGGCGACGTCAGCGACGTGCTGAGCCAGATGATCCGCACCGCGCTGATTCCAGAGCCGGGCAAGGTATTCATCGACGCAGACTTCTCCGCCATCGAAGCCCGGCTGATTGCCTGGGAAGCTGGCGAGGAATGGGTGCTGGACGTTTTCAGGACGACCGGCAAGATTTACGAGACCACAGCAGCAAAGATGTTCGGTATCCCAGTCGAAACCATCGTTAAGGGCAACCCGAACTACAGCTACCGGCAGCGCGGCAAGGTTGCCACTCTGGCCCTGGGCTACCAGGGCGGGGTGGGTGCCATGCGTCGGATGGATACCAGCGGCGCGCTGAAGGACCTGCCCGATGAGGAAATACAGGACATGGTCACCCGCTGGCGGCAGCAGAACCCCAAAATTGTAAATCTCTGGCGAAGCATGGAAGAGGCAGCACGGCTGGCGATCAATAACAAGCGCGGATGGGCCGTCATACCCGGCGTGTCCTTCCGCATGGAAGCAAGCACTACCGTCCCCTTCCCTTTTTTGACCATGAGCCTGCCAAGCGGGCGCAAACTGTACTACGCTGACCCCAAGATCACCGATGACGGGCACATCCACTACCGCGAACAGACCAACGCAGGCTGGCAGGACAGCGAAACCTACGGCGGCAAGCTGACCGAGAACCTGACACAGGCCATCGGCAGGGACTGCCTGGAATTTGCCCTCGACAACTTGAAAGCGGCTGGGTACAAGGTAGTCTTCCATATTCACGATGAAGTGGTGGTGGAACACGGCACCGAAAACCCGGAAGCTGATCTCCAACGCATCCGAACCATTATGAGCCAGCCTGCACCCTGGGCAAAGGGCCTGCCCCTCAATGCAGAGGGCTGGGTCGGACAGTTCTTCACCAAGGACTGAACGGCGCAGGCAATGGTCCGAGCGGATAAGCGCCGGAGGAGCCGAACGGATAAGCGCCGGAACCGCAACGATTTGACTGGTCCCGCCGCGCGTGGGCAAAGCAGTACATGGCTTTGGCACCGTTCGCTTAGTGAGGGCAAAGCGGGGCAGTGCAAAGCAATGAAATGCCCCGGAATAGCAGCGCGACGTTCCGCACCGGAAAAGCTTGGACCAGCGAAGCTGAGGATACGCCTTGAGAAGCATAGCTGCGGCAATGCTTGTACCCGCAACGCGCCGGAAAAGCAAAGCCCTGTGCGGCTAAGGCATGGATATGCCAGGATTTGCATGGGAAACGCCACGCCTGCCCAGGCACCGCAACGCGCCGGATTGGCACAGAAAGGCAAGGGCAAGGGCTGCATAGCAAAGGCGAAGCAGGGCAAAGCCGTGGCGAAGAAGTGCAGTGCAAAGCACTGGAATAGCAGAGTATGGAGACGCTGTGGCGTGGCGATGATATGAGCTGCACCGGAAAAGCTACGCCTGCCCCGGACATGCATAGGCGAAGCATGGCTGAGCCAATCGTTGCTCCGCCAAGAGCATTATTAGAAATGCACTGAAAATCCCGGCTACGAACCGCAAGGGCAATGCACAGCAACCGATTTTACAAAAAAAAAAGGAGACAAATAAAAATGAAAGTACGTATTAAATTGTTGGAAGAAGCCCTGGGCAGCAGCCCCAGCAACGAAGACCTGATGGGCACTTACATCGCCAGCAAAGCCCCCACGGCGGACCTTACCTCGGAGGAAATCGACAACATCAAGGCCCAGAACGCCGAGGACCGCATCACAGTATTTCCCAAGCAGGCGGATGGCACACCGTTCATTTATGACTACCAGATCAAGGGAATGCTCAAGGATTCCTGCAAGGCGCTGGCGGCAGCTGGCAAGGCTGGGTACCCCGGCGGCAAGGCCTGCGCGGGCCTGAAAGCCTACAAAAAAGCCATCGACGGCCTGATTTTTGTGTACCCCCGCGAGATTCCCTACGACCTTCACGGCCTCAAGATGGGCTACTGCGAGCGCCCGCTCCGGGCCAGCACCCCGCAGGGCGAGCGTGTCAGCATCGCCAAGAGTGAGAGCGTGCCCGCAGGCAGCACCGCAGAGTTTGAGATTGAGTGCCTGGATCCCGGCCTGGAAGCTATGGTGCGCGAATGCCTGAACTACGGCACCAAGCGCGGACTGGGCCAGTGGCGCAACTCCGGCAAAGGCCGCTACGAGTGGGAGGAACTGTAAAATGACGAAACTTCCTGAAATCCATCCTTGCATCTGCGGCCAAACAGCCGGCCCTTTGCTGAACTGGGTACACCCTGTACATACCAAGGGATACCTGGTCGCCTGCACCCGCTGCGGGCGGGCCGGACACCTGGGCACCACCAAGGCACAGGCCATTGAGCGCTGGAACGCTGCAACTGACCCGGATAATACCGATAAACCCTGGCCCCATTTTGAAGATTTCCCGTTCCTGTATGAGGCCTACGAGGAGGACGGCAAATGACCTGGCAAGACTTCGCACGAATCGCTACAGCCCTTTACAACGAGTTACGCAAGCGCGGCTTCCATGAAAGTGACATCTGGACTTTGATCAATTTGTACTTCACCAGCGACGCATATCGCAATGTGCCGGAACCCAAGCCCGGCGAGGAGGACGACGCATGAACATAGTCGAAACCATCGGCACCGCCGCGGTGTTGGAACAGCTGGCGGAGGAATCCGCCGAGCTGGCCCAGGCGGCCCTTAAACTGGCCCGCAAGCTGCGCGGGGTGAACCCTACCCCAAAGACCGAGCAGGAATGCTGGAACGCTCTTCTTGAAGAAATAGCAGACGTTCAGGTTGCCGTGGAACAGCTCCAGCTCAAAGGAAGCCAAGCCTTTGCTATTGAAGAGACGGTCCGGGCAAAAACTCGTCGCTGGAAACAGCGCCTGCTGGCAAGGGAGGAAAACAACGATGAAAGCACATATCCCGGTAAACCGGAAAACCCGTGATGAACTGGAGGCCATCGGCCAAAAAGCCGTTGAACGCGAACGGCAGGACATTGCCACGCGGTGCCTGTACATTGTTTTGCTGGCCTGCTGGCAGACCGGACTAGCCCCGCGCACCATGCGCCGGATCAAGGACGCCATCCCAGTAGTTACCGAGAAATTCGCAGCCTACCGCACGGAGCAGCTGGCGGACCTCTGGGCCAAAACGCTGCTGGATGGTGCCGGGGTGGACGTCCCAGAAACCACAGAGCCATTATAGGAGGATCGTAACATGCGATTGAGCATCGGCACAAGCCGAACAGATAAAGTATGGAAGCAGGTGGACTGGACCTGGCCACAGTTCATCGAGGAGGCCCGCAGGCACCGCACCGTGGGCACCGAGACCCATGCAGAGTACATGGCCATGCCCAAATCCAAGCAGGACCTGCTCAAGGACAACGGCGGCTTTGTGGCCGCTGCCTTGGCAGAGGGCCGCCGCAAGCGCGGCTGCTGCCAGACGCGCAGCATGGTAACCCTGGATATCGATAACGCCCCCAGTGGCACCACAGAGGAGCTGTGCCAGACCGTGGCGGGGCTCGGCTGCGACTACCTGATCTACAGCACCCGCAAGCACAGCCCGCAGCACCCGCGCATCCGGGTCATCATTCCCATCGACCGCCCGGTCAGCGCCGATGAATACCAGCCCATTGCCAGAGCAGCGGCGCAGACCATCGACCCACTGATGAGTACCCTGGACCCGACAACCTTTGAAGCTGAGCGCCTCATGTACTGGCCCAGCGCCAGCAGTGACAGTGAAACGGTCTTTCTCAGCGCCAGCCAGGGCAAGGCGTTGCCTGCGGATGCCCTGCTCGCTACCTACGCGGACTGGCACGATGCCGCCACTTGGCCCCTGTGCCCCTCTGAGCGCACACCAAAGCGGCCAGGCGGCAAGCAGGCCGACCCCACCCAGAAACAAGGCCTGGTGGGGGCTTTCTGCCGGGTTTACGACGTACCTGCAGCGATGGACAAGTTTCTGCCGGATACTTACTCCGAAGCTTCCTCCGGGCGGTACACTTACACCAAAGGCAGCACCACCGGCGGCGCGATTCTGTACGATGACGGCAAATTCCTGTACAGCCACCACAGCACAGATCCCGCGGGCGGCAAGCTGGTTAATGCCTGGGACCTGGTCCGTATCCATTTGTTTGGCGAGCAAGACCTCGACGCGCAGCCGGATACCCCCGTGACCCGGCTGCCCAGCTACGCTGCTATGGCTGAACTGGCCATGCACGATCCGGTCGTCTACGGCACGCTATCCGAGGAAAATCTCCAACATGCCATGGAGGGATTCACGCCGGTGGAAGATGACGAGGCGGAGGATTGGCACAGCAGGCTGGAGGTAAACGCCAAAGGCCAGCTGCTCTGCACCAGCCAGAACATGCGATTGCTGATCCACAATGACCCGTTGCTGGCAGGCAAGGTCTGGGATGATTTGTTTGCCCAGAGACGCAAATGCACCGGTCCCCTGCCCTGGGACAAGAACGCCGAGGAACGCTGGTGGACGGACAACGACGATGCCGGGCTGCGGTGGTACTTTGAGAGTGTGCACCATCTCACCGGCACGGCCAAGATTGCGGACGCCATCGCGCTGGAAGCGTCAGCGGCAGCTCGGGACCCGGTGGTTGATTACCTCAACGGCCTGCGCTGGGATGGAATCCCCCGCGTGGAAACCTTGTTCATTGACTACCTGGGCGCAGAGGACACCCCCTACACCCGAGCCGTGGCCCGCAAATGCCTGGCCGCAGCCGTGACCAGAGCGTTCCATCCAGGGGCAAAATACGACCAAGTAGTTATCTTTTCGGGCCCTCAAGGGATCGGTAAAAGCACTTTAGTGGCCCATTTGGGGCAAAAATGGTTCTCTGACAGTCTTACTTGCTTCGGAACCAAGGATGCCAGAGAGAGCATCCGCGGGGTCTGGCTGGTGGAGCTGGGCGAGCTGACAGCGCTGGACAAGAGCGAGAATGAAGCCGCCAAGCAGTTCATCAGCCAGCGCGAAGACGTCTACCGCCCCAGTTATGGCCGGAATAC